GGGGATGTCGATATTATGGATGTCTTTTACACTTCGATCAAATATATCAAAGTGAGAGAGAAAGGTGTATTCTATACTACGTTTTTCGCAGAAATCCATGATAGACCTTGCACCTAGTGTCCAACAGCAGGCGTACTGTATGTCTGTCATTTGATCGGCTTTTCCGTCAAGGTCTTCGTATCTATAGTCAAAGTTTCCTACGCTATCTAATTTGTATGTTCGTGTGGGTCTAGCGACTCCAATGAATACGCGATCATACTTATGTAGTAAACCTTTATGATAGTCATGTACTAGCCGCAGGTGTAGATAGTCATAGCTCATAGCTGGCCATGCGTTTAACCTTGATTCAGGAAATAGTAAGGAAGGATAACTTTCGGGTAATCTGCGATGTGCAAAGTCGTACACAGACATCTTAGTAGCTCTACCCATCTTCTGATTCCAGTACACAATGGCTTGGTGTAATCCAAACTGATGTATCAGGTCTTTCTTTTCTTTGAAAGTACTACGCCCTAGTATACTGTCATGGTCTATCTCATAGCCCTGCATATGGCTATCTCCATAGAAGTGTACTTTTCTATTGATAGAGTTCATCTAGTACTTCCTTAAAATGGGTTTCTAGTATTCCTTTTACTTCTGTTAATGATAATATCTCAACCAATCCTGCAAACAATGCTTTACTATTTTCAAAGTCTAATACCATGCTGACTCCGTCCTTAGTAGGTTTCCATTCTTCGTCAAAGTCAAGGTAGTATTTTCGGATTGATAAGTATTCCACTTCGCGGAATGTGTTAATGGAGAGGAAGACTTTTTCGTGCTTAGCCTCGTTATAATGTATTAGCTTCTCATAGAGAGCGGGGGCTTCATGAAGTTCTATCATTTTTTAGTATCGCTGATAAAGGAACTATAGAAGTTACATTTTCGGGGGTTAGTAGTCTATAAGAATCAGTGTCCCAACAAAACAACAACACTTGGTTGTTAGTAGGTTGTGCTCTGTTCCTCTTTGATTGTATGTATTTGTTATCGAAGTCAAGAGTACAGACGTTGTACTTTAATCTACGACTGTTTTGGCTTCGATAGGTGATTATCGCATCGCCGCATTTGTCGACTTGCTTGATAAATTCATCTTTCTTCATGAGTTCCTTTTAGGTTAAAATTGTATTCTACCAAGAACCCTATGGTTAAAACTGTGAGGTTGTTTCTTCAGATACAAAAATACGCCAGGTAACTACTGCTACCTAGCGTGATTCTCTGAATTAACCCTGTGCTTTGCCGATAATCTCTGCGAAGTAATTTGCAGCCTTACCTGTCAACTTACTAATGATAGCGTCATCTGCTTCCAGTCCTGCGTCAGAGATTGCATCTTTGACTGCCTGTTGAGCATCTGCGACAGATACTCTGCCACCGCCACCGCCACCGCCACCACTTGATGTGGTTTTAGCCGCAGGAGTTTTCTTTACATAAACACCAGCTCTAGTCAAAATCATTCTGACACCATTTGGGCTCTCACCTAATTCGGCAGCAATTTCTTTGACAACTTCCATGCTGTTTTCTGGAGTTGGTTCTTCTGCAGTGTACATCTCTACTGCCTGAGCTTTTGCTTCGTCTGTCCAAGCCATTTTTCTTTTCCTCGTAGTTTTTCCGTAAATGTTTTCGTACTCATTAAGAGTTTGTGTGTTCTTGTAGCCAGGACACCATCCTGTTGCTTCTAGCATTTGGTTGTAATATCTGTCGCTCATACACTCTCTTCTCAATTTATACATCTATTATAACTATAATTGAGAGCGAAGTCAAGAACTATTTTTTAAAATGTATACCCGAAGGTTAATAAGTCTGGCTCTACTATAGGAGCTACAGCCTTGATTAGCCTTTCACTATACCAACGAGTATAGTCTGTTGAATATGATGCTGCCATCGATTGTATACTTTTTTCGCCAGGTACTATACCAAACGCGTTGCTATCACCCTCCCAATGTTCTAGGACAATGAAAGGATATTCTCCTTTATATACCTCTACTTGGGGTCGGATATCTTGTTTTTCTAGCCACTTTTCCAACCCACACCAATCCCAACTTTCTCGGTACATAGTTATAATTCTTTCGTAAGGGTTACGAATAACAGGTACTTTAGCCCCGTCTACTAGAATGTAAAAACTTCCTTTCATAACTTAGTTCCCGAGCTAAAGACTTACAGTCATCAATGCGATATGCTAGATGTTCTGTGTCCTTTAAATCAATGTGTATTATTTTATCTAATAATGTAATCAATTTCTTGTTACATTCTGTTATTTGGTGACTAGGTGCCGCGTCCCGGTCAGACATTCCTAAACTCCTTTAAAGCTTCACGCTTCTCATGGGCATCCATTAGTTTAGCAAGCTGAGTATCTATTGACTCTAACACCTCAGGGTGTTCGCCAATCCCGTTTGGGTGTCTTAAATATATTTCTATATTAGCTGCGGCCTCCTTCATGACTCCTTCATACTTAGCTCCTAATGCGTCTAAAATTATTCGTCTCATTCTTTTATCTCCAATAAACTTCGTACATAGCCTCGTACGAAAATGTCCCTGTATTTATCAGATAGAACTGGAAAAATAATGAGAGGGACTGTTATAAAACTTCCTATGCCGAATATGAGCCAAGCCGCCGGCCACCAGCGGAGTGTTATATTAGCAGGCTCCATTCGACCTAGTATCTCTATTGTTCTGTAGAAAATTCTGTATTGTGCTATTAACCATGTAGTTACCCACATTGCTACAACTATATTATAAGTTGACTCCATATTGCTCCAAATGCCTTAAGCTCCCGAGATCGTAGGATAGTGCAAATGAGTAGTGTCCCATATTACTGCCATCCAGCCAAGGAAATAAGGTATTTGAAGTATCGCAAGGAGTAAGAACATATAACTGATATCCTTTAGCTCCATACTTCTTCTCATAATCAACTCTACCAAGTCCAGGCATTGTGTCTTGATACTCGGGGGTATGTTCTTTCTTAATTACAGCAAGTCCATTATCCCTAGCACTCCACACTTTTTCGCCTTCACGAAACTCATCACTAACGCACTGTTCTGGTAGCATTATATCTCTGCGTCTATCGAACCCACTAGGCAACTTTTGGGGGATGCCTACTCGATCAATTATAGCTTTCACAAATGCGTTAGAACGGTACAGTCTAGTAGATATTTCAGAGACGTTATCCCCCTCTAAATAGTACTCTACTACTGACTTTATCTCGTCTCTGGTAGCGCCTTTACCTCTATTCTGGCTTCTACGCTTCTCTTTATGTTCCCAAACATCAGTAAACTCGTCAATGATTCTCTGAAGTCTGGTCGTGTTATACCTGATATTCAGCATGTCGCAAGCTTCTTTCTTCGAGATAGGGGTATCTGCTTCTAGCAGTTCCTTAACTTTTAATACATTTGCATTATCTAATTTTTCGTGTGATTTCTTCTTCACACCTCTACTAATTGCCATAATCTTCTCCATCTATAATTGTTGTGTGCTTTGTTCCGTATAACATTATAGCATAGTGAATAACTTTAAGCAGATCTGCAGGGTTCTTACCCTCTTTCTTTCCGTATCGCTGAGCATACTTTAATATATTGCCGATACAAAAACCTTCACCATGCCCACTAGAGAAGATAAATTCAGTAGCCTGAATACCTCCTTTAGCATAGTGCTGTGAGTAAGTATCGTCTATATACTTACTTAAAACTTGTAATACAATATCTTCATTGTACTTGTGGTCAATCGTGTTATCTTTTTTCGCCATGCCAAAATCCTAATTGTGTTAAACGAGCTGTTTCTTTGGAATTACCGAACCCTGCGTCTTGCGGGGCATGAAGCATATCTGCTTCATAAATTATACAACGATTGTATCTGTTTTCAANTGTAACATGGGGAGTCCAGTCAGGGTTTGAACTAGTAGGATCGAGATAATAGTTTCCTCTAATTACAGGATAATGTTTATTTTTCTCTTTTCTTTCTACTTGNTCATCCCTAGGATTACCCTTGTATGCGAACATAATAGTACCCGACTGGGGCGGAGGGTTGGGAGTAAGATAGAGAACACAGGCGTACATTCGTATTCTAGGGTCACTTTGGTCATCATCAGAATGAACCCAACTAAACCTTGCTTCTCCCTCTTTATCACACAAATTAAACGCACAATTACTATTCATTGACTCCCATGCGATTGCAGGAGAGTTACAGATGGTACTCCATCTGTTTCTTAAGTATGCTCTATTCCTAATCCAATATTCATTAGCGCGTTGGTCTTTTTTGTATGTTAACGCACGTTCGCCTGGATGGTTAACACCTCTCTCAGACCTGCCAAGGTTATACTTAAGTTTCAGAGCTTCAGCTCTGATTTCGTCAGGGTTAGGATAAAAATCATCTATCACCCACAACACAGCGTTATACCTTAGCTAGTTCGTCTAATACATCAATACCGCCTTCGATCTTGGCTAAGTATTCTTTTTGACGTTGAAGTTGGCCTTCTAGCACAGATATCTGTTTCTCAATTTCTACCTGCTGCTGCATAAGGTTATTCCTCAATACGTCTGTTTTTTCCATTGTTTCCATTTTTGTGTCCATTACTCCAATCAACCCCTCAGGCATCTCAAAAGTAACATTTTGATTAAATACTGCATCGCTTGTAAGCACTGGTGCACCAAAATCAAATCTAGTGTTGCTATCTATACCTTGTTTCATCAAGTATCTCCGTTTAATCTGTGCGCTCTTAATAAAGTCGCTGTACCAGATTTTTTAATCATTTTTAAGTTTCTGCGTAAGTGCATATCAGTTCTAGCGTTCTCTAGCCATTCTTGTTTCTTATCATCATCCCAGCTAGAAGGCATAGTTACTCTCATGCCATCAATTTCATATGCGCGAACACCGCTGTCTTCAACTATGTTTTCTTTTATGATTTCTTTCATTGTTTATTCCAAAAAAAGGTGAGTCACCCTCGCAATCCTCTAGGAACCCGCTATGGGAGCCTTGATGAGGCATACATATTACCGAGTCGTTAGTCCTTATCTTAATGTTGTCGTGTTAATTACTTCTATAGCGTTCACACTATATTTTTACATTGTAAGACTGCGTTGTCAAGGTCGTCTGTTCACTTGTCCTGCGAGGGGACTCAATCTGCTCAAACTATATTTTTATAGTTTTATTTTTTTATTATGTATATTATACATAAAATTTAACGTTCTGTCAAGAACTGTTTTTGACTTCGTATTAGCTACTACTTGCTGTTTATTTTATCTTTAGCTGTACCTGCATATAATCCAAACCATGCTGCACCCGCTCCTACAACGATACTAATCAAACCTGATTGCTCCATTGTTGGTTCTGCTAAATCCATAAACCACATAGTACAGAAGTAAAGTAGATAAATGTAAACTGATAAGAACATTCTAGGGAATATTCTCCATGAGTCTACCATCTGCGATAACCATATCCATCTCTGCCATGGGTTATCTGGTTCTTTATCATTTTCTAGTGTTCTGATTTGGTCTTTCAACTCCCCAATCTCAGCCACCATAGCCATAAACTTATTAAGGTCTATCTCAACTTCATTCCTAGACATATCGCCTTGGAACTGTTCACTTGGCTGTGCCATTTATGTCTCCAATCCAATCCAACCATTCTTCTCTCCACCACTTCCGCACTTGGCCTGGAGGGTGGAAGTGAAAAGAAATTGATATTCTTGGGCCTAGGGTTTCTACCCTGTGATATAACTTAGGTGGCAAGAAGAGTAAGTCGCCTTCTCTTAAGTCTACCACCTTATTTACTGTCGCATCCGCAGGTTTACACTCGTTTTCATACTCATTATAAATATACCAACGAACTGTACCCCTGACATGAAACAGAAAATTCTCTGTAGTGTCGGCATGGGTTGGAAAACATCTAGCATCTTTCATGCTCGACATATAAATATTGGATTGTCCTCTTCCGTAGTACTCCTCAAAGTGCCTACACTGATTCCAACATTGTTTATTTAGATGTTCACTCAAAGCTAGAACAAAGGAACTGCCTTTCTTCCATTTTTTATAAATGTCTTGCTTTGTTAACTTGTATTTGTCTTTCTTGTGGCAGTACTTGCGTCCTGTATCATAGTCTATAATCTGGCACTGTTGCATTCTATCATGCCCATTCAGTCCATAACTATTCATATACGCATCCATCTCTTCCCAACTAAAGTAATCTTTGAACCGAGGGCTGTTACCTTTTACTATAAACCAATGGTTACGTTTGCTTTCAAACTCTTCCATACTCATTTTTAGTAATTCTGGTAATCTCATACGTTCTTCTCCATGAACCAAATAACTAAGCTATCTCTAACCCCCTCCCATACGGGAAGAACTCTGTGCATTAAATCTGGTGGAAATAATACTGCTTGGTATTGTTTTAATTTTATCTCTGTCTTTTGCCCTGCCATCACAATTGTGCCGTCTTTTGAAACTTGGTCTTTAAATCGTACCTCAAACTCTCCACCCTCAAACTCGCTAGGATGATTGAGTAGGCATGACATTGACAGCTTACGAGAGCCTTTATTCACATTATCTGAATCAGTATGCCATTTATAGAAGTTGCCTTTGTGATACCTAGCAATTTGTAGTATCTCTGGAGTATACGGATATCCTTGCTCGTTTATCCACTCTTCTACTAGCTGTATTGCTCTTGGTTGTTCCCCTTCTTTTGCTCTCTGTATGTACCTGCACTCTGTCTTTCTGTATTCTGGCTGAAATCCTTTTCCTGTAATTCCCTCCATACCAATATGTGTCTCAAAGGTTTTCTTACATAACTCAATTACCTCTTTCGGTAGTGGGGTATCGGGAAGTGTTATCATAAGCAATCTACGAAGCTTTGTACTCTATAGTTTACTCTCCAAAGTTCTTGAATAATATCTTCTCTTTGGTATGTTGCTTTTGCATGGGGGTTGTACTTAGGATGCCATGGTTGACTACTTAAAGATGTAAAGTGTAAGTGCCAAATATCATCCAAATCATACGAAGCCTGTTTACTTCGGTCTTCCGCTGGGCCATCTGTCACAAAACCATCGAAGGAGTTCCAGCGGGAATCTATTCGTTTTATAACTATATCCTCTACTGCTAATCTATCTGGCGATCCAATCTCTTTGGAGAACACATTTTTATAGCCCCAAGTGGTTGCTGCGATTTCTTCTATAGGAGCAATATACTTCTTTGCTCTTTCGCAATCTATCACAATTACACTATCACTAAACCAACCACGCTCTAGAGGCGTTCCTTCATATACTTTTGGATTCTTGTTTAGCTCATCCCAGCACATACCAAACGCACATCCTTCTAGTTCCGTTTGATAGAGTACTCCGATGTCTCTAAAATTCATTTGGTCTACATCCATGTAGATGGCTCTTCCCTCAAAATTGCATAACTCTGGAATCGCATAACGAAAACCAGTGAAAGGTGTACCCCACCCATCTGTATTCCATGTCGGAAACATACTTGGTCGCATGAACGTAATTTCTAGCTTTCTATCTGTGTTTTGGTGTAGTGTCCAAGCGAGTATCTTCTCTATCCATTTGTCCTCGCATTCGCTTGTTCCAACAAATATTCTAATTGCTTCACTCATCTTTCTTTTTCCCAAATCTTGTATAACTATCGTCAATATTAAAGTATATAAATTGTGTACCTTCTTTCGGATAGTAATTAAATATTCTTTCGCCAGGGAACAGGTGTTTCTGCTCTCCGACATAAAACCCCATGCTCTCACTCTGTGACCAGTCCATTAGATGAGGACTATGTAAGTGCATGGCTCTGTGCGCAGTTTTTCTACTCTTGTCCTGACTCTCTCCCTGCCTAATAGCCGCGTACGCACCCGCTGCTTTGAGAGTAAACATACCTGAATTGATTGGACAAGGATGACATACTGTGTATTTATTACAGTTTACTACTGTAAGATTTGTAATCATTGCATCTTCTTGACCAGTTATCTCTCTTATGTCACTAAAAATGCTTGATTGCAGTTCCTTCCACAAAGGGAAGTGAGATTTATATAGGATTGCTCCTGTGTGTGAGTATAAAGTATACACATCTGCGTGTATAAACCTCCAATCATTCTCTGGGCTCATATACTTAACACATTCTTTAAATAATTTATTAAGATTGTCGTAATTCATGTTAATTTCTAGTAATGGGTTAAATGTTCTATTGCAGCATCAACGCAATATTGATACTTCTCGGGAATACTTAGGTCTATAACTACCCTAGGCTTACTGCCAGTATTCATGTCTCCAAACCACGTATTACCATCCTTACCACATCTGCCCGTTAGTACAGTCCAGTTGGCTGCACCTACGCTTCTTTTCTGGTCTTTGATGGTTGTTTGTCGTTTATTTTCTACTTCTATCGAGTACCCACTACCTGCATTGTTAATAAATCTGAGATAGCATCTGCCTTTATTTTTGGAGTTGCTCCAGCCAGTGTGACCCCATCGAGGAGGCATTACAGTAATTGTATCATAATACCACTTAGGGTGGTTCATGTCTACTACTCCTGCACCATGCTGGAAGTACTTCAAGAAAAAGTACTTTTCTGTTCTAAGTCTTTTCTTGTGCTGACCACTTTGCATTTTAGCCACTTCACCACTGTAGTCTTGGTAGTTGTGTACCTTGGGGTAGCCTACAAAGTCTGCATCTGCCATGTGTTCCTTTAAGGTGGCGAATGTTAAGTCGGCTTTAGGTTCTGAACGCCACGAGTGTGGCATTTGAAGTAAGACTGTCGCAAAAGAATCTAACTTCTGCAACATTTTAATGTTCTTAATTGGTATTTGTTTCATTTTTCAACGCTTCGGGGTCTGTTACTTTTTCATAGTAAACTACGACCTCTTTGAGTTCTGTGATATAACGCTTTAATTCCTGCATGTTATAGCTCATCAACTCATAATCAGGGATAGACATAGCTACAAATACTATTGCGCCATGCTCCTTTTTCAACCTGTCGTGGAACTCTTCAATGTTTTTNTCACTCACAACGTACCACATAGGCTCTTTCAAGTCTATTTCTCTAGGTAGAACAGGCTGTGTTATAATCCTGTCCATTGGTTTAGCTGTTACTTCAATTTGTTTTGGACTTAGAAGACTGCAGCTCGACATCGTTATCGAGAGCGTCAATAGTCCTACTAATTTCTTCGATTGAGTCAAATACATTTTTAGTTCCCTTGTTGATTCTAGGCTCTAGCAAACCCGGCTTAGCCGTTGCTAGTTTGGTTAAATTGTGCCTCTTAAAGATGTCTAGGTATCTATTCATCTCTATTTGTGTAGCTTGGGACTTTGCCTGAAGTTCACCTAGCTGTTTCGTTTGTAATGCAAAGTCATTCTGCATTGTAGATATTGCCTCTTCTTGTGTAGCAACGGCACTTTCTAGTGCTACATTGTTAGCGGTCAATACTTTGTTTTGTTGAAATAGGTAGTAACTACCTAAGCTCAGTACTAAAATAATTGCTAATAAAAACTGATTCATAATTCTTCTATCCTATAATTAAGTCCTTCTGCTCCTCGTATTTCTACTAACTCACCTTCGTCAGTTACGAACTTTAAGAACTTATCTTGTTTCTTGTGAAACTTTTTAACTATGTAGTCTTTATCATCAGCATCACCGAATACCGCGTTGTAACTTACTGTTAGCTTATATCTAGGAAAGAGTGCATACTTTATCCAAAGGTATACTTTCTTTATTTTAGCCCAAATAAAGATAACAGGTTTTGACACGGCTTTGGCGAAGGAGCCTTTCATAACCCAAACAGGTCTGCTTCTGCTTGTCTACGTCTAGTAAGTCCTTCTAATACTTTACCACCCGCTTTATTCCAACGAAGCATCTGTGCAGGAACTCCTGCATAATCTCCCATATTTAGTACTTTTAATAGTGTACTTGCTCCTAGATTACCATTACCTAAGTTGTACACCCATGACACCATAGCATCAAATTGATTTTGGTTAAGTTCGACTTTTACAGCTCTATTTATATAGCCTTCGTACTCATCCATTTCTTCTACTAACATCTCATCTGCCTGTTGTTGTGTAATTACCTTACCCTCGTGAGCAGTTTTGATATGGCCATAGCCTATCGTCCACACACCCGCAGGACATTTGTATGCCTGTAGCTCGCACCCTTCGAAGTGCTTGATTAAACTTAATCCATTTTCACTAATTTTCATAATTTCTCCTATATGAAGGGAAGAAGGGGTGGGTTACACCCCCTCTTGTCTTAGTCAATGTCAAACTGAACTTCTTTGCTCTTGTCTTTCGTGATATTGACTGTAAGTAGGCCATCAAGTAGTTTGATTTCTCCTACTTTGAGGTCGGAATTGAGGATGAAGGTCTTGTCGAACGACTTTCCGCTTAATCCTCGATGAAGATAGTTATCACCTCCTTCGCTGTCTTTAACGCCCTGTATTCGCAATTCGTTGTCTTTCTGAATTACAGTTAGTTGTTTTTTACTCCAACCGGGCACAGCGATTTCAAGTTTGAATCCACTTTTGCCCTCCACTATATTATATCTGGGATAGTTACTGTCCATTTGGTCAAGCCAAGCTGGATTGTGTCCTAGCCAGAAGTTTTTTAGTATTTCTCTATGTATATTTGCTACCATAGTTATTCTCCTTTGTGCCTTTTACGGTCACGCTTTGCTTCCTTTCGGTAAGCTGGTTATATAAGCGAATTTTTCCACTTACTCGATTATTATACCAATTTTTGAACTTGGTGTCAAGAACTATTTTCAGTCATCATAATCTATCATACCCTGTTCCCGTAAATAGTCAAGCGTTCGAGATATTCCAATCTTTTTGCCTATTGTGTAACCTACACCAATACCACACCCTATTAGAGTAAGCCACTGGTACTCATTCAATCCGAGTATTTCCATGTTATTTTCCTATGTGTTTGACATCACTTCGTGGTATAACCTGATAAGCACCCTTGTTATATGCAGGAGCAACAGTAAATTTCTTACTTTCTTCTACTTTCCAAGAGTTATCTGGTGGAGGCGAATATTTGGTCGTTTGCATACTAGGATATTCCTTAGTCTGTCTATGCATCGTTTTTGCACTACTCTGATCGACTTTTGCCTGCGATTTAACAACTGTTTTCTTCCAAGCATTTGTCTTTCGCTTACGTCCGCTAGGTGAGTAACGCATACTGCCTGTAACTATCATATTTTCTCCTTACTTTTTTGATTTATACACTATTATACTACTATTTAAGCGCGCAGTCAAGATATTTCGTAAGTTAGTCAAAAATAGTTCTTGACTTTTGCTTCTCTTTTTAGTATAATAACTATATGAGAACTTGGACTGACGAAGAAACAAAGTATCTGCGAAAGCATTACAACAATATTCCAGTGGACACGCTTGCGTCTACACTGGGGCGATCAGCTCAATCTATAAGAAACAAAGTGCATATTATGCGTAAGAAAGGTTTCACTTTCGATAGGAAAACAAATGAAAAGAATACCACTTAAAGGCGGCGAGGAGTTTGATGCTCTTACTAGCTGGAGACGAGTAATTTGCTACTTGGATAGACCTGGCGTAACTAAAAAGATTAAACGCAAGTATAACAAGCGTTTTCGTGCACACGCTAAACAGGAGCTTCATGCCAACACTTAACACCAAAAATATGCCTTTCGAACGTGCACTTAGGATATTCCGTAGAAAATGCGACAATGCAGGTATCGTTCAAGAGGTACGCAAACGTGAATTCTTTGAAAAACCAACAGCCAAAAGAAAGCGTAAAAAAGCAGCCGCAATCAAGAGACAACAAAAGATTACGAACGCAAATGCCAATCATATCAAGCGTAGACCAAATCATTTAAGATGAGCCCTACCTCCCATTGCACCCGCACACTTCTCTATCTCATTAAAAAACATTCGTACTTGGAAATTTAAAGTATTTTCTAGTACCAAAAACTTATTCCAATCCCCGCCACAACAACCTACTCAAAAACAGAACTTGCTTTATTTTAAAAAGTATGGTAAAATATATACATAATTTAGAAAACAATCTAAACAAACCACCAATTACTCCTCCTCTCCCAATCTCAGAATATAGAATTGAGAGCGTCGAAGGAGCGATAGCGGGGGAGACGCGATATTCAAATCTGATAAATTCTGGAGAAAATCTTGGAGTTAATGTGTTAAATCATTTCCGCCAAGAAAATCAAATATCCTCATAACCCATTCCAACCGCTAAAGAAATCCATATCAATACACTTACTAAAAATTCGTCCCTTATTCGTACAACTTCCACCAATTGAAAATTTTTTAATCACGACAATAAAAAACCCCAATCAAATGGGGCTAATTATCGATAATTTTCGTACTGTCGTTCTAGTTACCCCAGAGTTTTCTAGTTAATCTTCCTACTCCTAGCTTCTCAAGGTCTTGGTCTTGCAGTATACGAATTCGAGTCGTGCTTACAAGCTCTCTACTTCCATCAGGAAACTTTAATCTCGCTTTCACACCCGTTGGGGTGTCAGATAAACCAAGTACTTCAGCATACATTCCTTTATTTCCAAAATCTCCCTTACAAATTCTCATTATACATCTCCGGCTTTAGCGTAATTATTAGTGTTTCTTCTAGCAGTTTTAGGCTGGATTTAGGACTCTTCTCTAAACCCGCTAGGGCTTGATATTCCACAGCAAGAATACCCGCTATGGTTTCTACAATCTCTTGCTTGGTGACTGGCTTTTCACCCGCTTTGGTTAAGTACTCTGTCTTTAGGTATACTCCTTCTCTGCTGAGCTTACCAATTACAGACTTAATACTCTTATCTAATTCGTTTGCTAACTTCTCTACTGTTTCTCTGGTCGGGTTAGCTACATACTCTTGTTTCATAGTATCGACCATTTCTGGTGTATAGTTTACAGCCATAAGTCCTCCTCAATTTTATCTATTTCTTGTTTAGCTCGGTATAGTGATAAACCCCATAGTTCTGCTACTACATGGATAGCTTCTTCGTATTCATACTCTTCCTGTGCCTCAAACCATTCCTGTGCTTTGCTCATTTGACACCACTCCTAGTGTAGAGGTCTAGTAGTTCTTTTCTACCTAGCTTCTTTCCAAAAGTATGAATAAGTTTACCAAATTGGTATCTGTCTATCCAGCCACCATTGTATTCTATGTCGGTTACAGACTTGCCATCTGTATCTTCGGGTCTATCATCATAGTGCATTGAACTCATACTATGTGAGTGCATAGATGCTACTTGAATACCCCATTTTTCAGCTTCAATCATCAATCGAGTTTTCTCAACTATACTGCTATACTGGCTCACTTGGTGAACCTGTTCTTTATTCTACCGAACCAACTTATTACAGCTACTCCAGCATCCCATACTTTGTCCAAAATTCTATTGAATTTGTACTGAAACCAGTCAGAACTATTATGTTCATTCAGCCAGTTCAATGTATATAGAACTAGAACTACCCAAAAAGCTAGGCTAAATAGATAGTTAAAGGTGTAGTATGGGAATAAAAATACGTCATTTACTAACTGCATTATATATCTCCTACTTCACGAGTTTCACTTCGTGCTACCTCAAAACCATTTGGATATCTAGCTTCAAGCTTTTTAATATTCTCGTCCATTACTTCGTCAGGCGTATAACCTAGTGCTATACATCCCTGAATCCAATACCAAAGTATGTCCCCTAATTCACGCTTCATGTGGAAGCGGTTTTCTTCACTGAATTCCTTACCCTGAAATACCATTTTCTTTAGTACTTCAGTAAATTCTCCACTCTCAGCAAGCATACCGATTGCACTTGTCAAAACTCTTGGTACGTTGATATTCTCTTGTACTTCTAGTTTAGATGCGCTATCAATAAATGCTAAGAAGTGCTTTGACTCATTGCTTGTAGTTGAATCTACAAACTTTGCGTAATCGTTAATTTTGCTCATTCTACCATCCTTTCTTAACTTTTGTATCGAATTGATACTGTTTACATTCTTTTATTGTCTCAGAAATACCTTCTTTGACTTCTTTCTTACAAAGTGCATTTAGTTTTACGCTGTTGTCTACTGCACCAATAGTGCCGAATACAATTATTGCCCAAAAAACTATCGTCATTTTACTACTTCCTATAAAGATTTAATCCTAGAAACGCCTCACCATTAGGTGTATCTACTTTTTGATTACCAGAGCTACTAGCTATGATGGTTGACTTACCACTAGCACTCTTTCCAAATTCTACATTAGTATCAATTATAATGGTCATTTTACCACTATCATCAATTTCATACTTAATGCCTTTTCCCATATTTGTCATATTACCTTCCTTGCCCGCGATATCGTTTAGTCGCACGCTTTTTACTTTTATTCATAGTAGAAGTGCCGATCTTACACCTGCGACCTCTACCCCCTACACCTTGTGAGGTGCATTTTCTTGTTGTAGTATGATTACTACTTTTTCTGTACATTAGTGCCACTAGACACCTCCTTCTAGCCAATTATAGCAGAAGTCGTCATACCACTCAGAAGGACAAGTATCTGTCTCTTCGTGATAGTCCCAATCGAAATTTTCATCATCAATGGTGGGATATTGTTCTTTTAATATTTTGTTTAGCTCTTCTGCTTCTATCTCATCAAAGCTATTTCCATCACAATCAGTGATACTACGACCAATAAAGTTCCTAAACTCATCTTCATAAGTATGTCGTATTACTACTGTACTATCGAATTTCATGAGGTGCTCATGAAGCTCCTCAACATATGGTATTACTGGAGACCACGCACTTGTGATACTGACATCATACTCGGTTGCGTCATCAATATGAGCCCATTTAGCTCCTATGTTTTGGCATCCCCAGTTATACCAGTTATCTTCGTCATAGCCAGTTAAGAACGGGTGTTTTTGGATTTCCGCAAATTCCCATACTTTAATCTTGCCATCACCATGGAAGCTGTCCATCTCGACATGCTCGCCATAGTCAACGAATAAGCGTTGCCATTCTTGTAATGCTGCGTCGTTACCTTCATCTAAGGTAATTCTGTTATATACATGATTTGCCATCGTTTTTCTACTCCTCGGGTTCCTCGCCAAAGTCTACATTACTTGGCAGTACAACCCCTGTTATCTCGCATAGTTTATATAACATATCTTCATATGCGAGCGTTAAATTTATTATTTCTTCGTTTATTAACTGAAGCTGGTCGAGGTTCTCTTTAATCTGCTCTTCCAGCTCCTCCATTTCTTTGCGTAGTGCTTCGCCCTCTCGGACAGTTGGAAATTGGATTATTGTTGCCATTAGTCCAACCTTTCACTAATCAGTAACGCTACTATAGCTACTACTGTAAATATTATACCTACTGCTACTATAATCATTTCCATACTAGTTCTACTCCTCTACGAGTTAGCTCGTTTCTACACTTTTGTTTGATTTTTGGTAAGCCATTAGCGTTATTGATATAGTCAATCAACTCAGCCTTAGGCGTTTGTGTAATAAAGTATTTCTTTACTACTTGTTTTGGCTTTGTTCCTCGTTCTCCACGAATGAACTCTACGCCATTTTTCTTAAATTTTGTCGGCATCTGCTTCTCTCCTATGCTTGTCTTCCAACTCGACCGAGATTAAGAATTGTAATGTCTCGGCAAGTTGCGGGTTTTCTTCTACTAAGACTCGACCAATCTTTGCGATTTGAATCGAGTCTCCACTTAATTCATTTAGTTTGGCTACTATTTCCTGTGCTGTCATATTTAATGTTTCCTGTCGTTTTTGTACTTCTCGCTCAACACGTTGTTTAGCCAATAAAATACGATTGTTATTAAAGTGCGCCAAGCCAAGGAACATAAAGGCAGTTCTTTTATCTTCTTCGCACTGCCACCTGAGTTCCTCGAATAGTGCCTGTTCATCTGACTTATTTATTGCTCCACCTGCACCTTAGCTATAGCCGTACCATCACAGTAGCCTACTGCTTTTCTGCGTTTGATTTCGTTTCGTACTTCTTTACCTTTGCGTGATTTTTCTATGCTCATGATAAGAAGCTGTTTGTCTGTTGCTTTTAATAATGCTAAGTTCATGTCGCTCTCCTAAATTTTGATGTTATTTTTCTTTAATATGAGTATATTATACAGATGTTTGAGTGTTTTGTCAAGAACTATTTTGGGCAGGCCATAGAATTTTGATGTGTAGTTGTGGCGGGCAAAAGAAACCCCACATATAGTGGGGCGATAAAGTTTTTATGCTTTGTATAGCTACTAATACCTATGTGGCAAAGTGAGCTGAGAGCCTATTTAGTAGGATATCGACTACTAAAACGTATGCTTTTCATACTGTTGGTATACGTCCTCAAATCCAAGCGGGTTTCTCACACCCCCGAAGCTAATCCGTTAATAACTTACGGCTATAATCACGACCATTACATTACATTGAGTGGTAAACGGCTTTGTTATCGTCAGCATTGCTCTACGCTATCAATTTACGTCTGAATAGAAACGGAGCATTGATAACGCTATGCTAAGCGAGGAAGTGTTATAGTCAGTCCTATGACTTAAAAAGATGAGTAGAGAACCGCTGACAGAAGGAAATGTCATGTTCACCTCTTACTCGCGTGTGAATCCTAAGAGGATTGTTAAAAAAGCAATCGTTTTCACACTACCACAAACTAGGACTTACTGCCAAGCTCTACATCTGTCCAGACTGGAGTTGGGCTAACTACCTAAAAAAGTGCTGTTTTCGCTCGATGTTATACTGTATCTATCCAAAACGCTGCATAAAGCATAGCTATCAGTGCCAGTCTGTCCGCGACATCAAAGTCTAAAGACTTATCAGTCAAGCATCGGAACTGGACTTGATGGGACAACAGGCTGATGGTTGAGAATATTTCTGTTCACCATCACTTAGGAACTTATCACTAATATATGAGTGTCTCGGTTTACCTTTGTCGCCTATTTGAAAATTTATTCTTTTTCAATTTTGTATAAGATAATTATACTTGGTTTTTAACCTTTTGTCAAGAACTTTTTTATGTTTTCCTACTAAAAGTTCATCGACTTGCAACTGGGTGGGGAAGCGAGTTCCCCACTCGTCGCTTTAGAACTAAGAAGCGTGAACTTCTAAGCCTAATGCCTCTGCAAGTTTTTGTAGGTCTTGCTTACCTGCTTTGACTAGTGTAGGCATAACTGTGTCAAAGTGTCCTTCGATAGCAGTAACAAATTGTGCTTTGCTTACTACTGGTTCTCCAGATTTAGTCGTTCTAGGTTGAGCGACATATACACCTTCTCTTGAAAGTTTGGCAATAACGCTACGTGTAGTCTTGCCGAACTGAGATGCTAATGCGTCTACTGTGTCTCTTGAAGGGTTTGCTTGGTAGGCTTCGGTCATAGATGCTACCATTTCATCTGTGTAATTTTTAGCTGATGTTGCCATATGTATATCTCCCAATATATATGCCTTTACGGCGGTTTTAATTTGTTTTATTGTCCATTTCATAATATATATTATACTACGATTTTGTTTGGTAAGTCAAGAACTTTCTTAAGCCATCGTTACCAAGATTAGTGGAAATGATACCAACACATGAAACATTAGCAATTTGATTACGAATTTAGTTTGTAAATCAATTCTGTGCCATTTACGTGCTGTGCGCGAGGTGCATCTCCACTTCCAACTCGCGACTGATATTTTGTTTGTTATATTTTTCCAATTCATACGTATATTATAGTCCAATATACTCGTTTTGTCAAGAACTTTCTTAGGCTTGGCTCAATCTTTCATTGATTTTAGTTAACAGCGCCAATCTACCATCAGCTTTATCGTTATAATCAATACTGTGCCATTGTCCTAGAGTGGTGTGCACGCGCTCTTTTAAAAGCGTCATTTGGTCGTACATAGATAAAGCCAGTGCATCATTTGGCGAGTACTTCCACTTGGTCAGAGGCGACGTCTGCCTGTTACCAATCCTAGCTGTTTGCTCCTCTTCAGAGATGCTTAGCCAGCATTTGATAAAAGTTACGTCAGTCTGCGACTCTTCCCAAGCAAGTACTTTAGCCATGAAGTCTTCGTACTGTTCATCTGTACACCAGCCATTTAGCTTTTGTACCATAGCGCGTGAATACCAACTTCTGTCATAGAAAACGATTTGGTTATAGCTGGGCATCTTTTTCTCCCAAGACTCTAGCCAGTTGTTCATGTCCCATTCACTTGGCATAGTTGATAAACTAATCGAATAATTACTTATTGGCAAGTAGTGAGTAAGCTCGCGGATTGTTCCCGTTTTGCCTGCTGTGTCTCGCCCTTCTAGAATTACTGCTATACGTCCGAAGTCGCCTTCGACATTTTTGTTTAGTTGTATCTGTTGTAGCTCAAGTTTGGTCATGTATTCCTTTTCTCCTATTTATACCCTATATTATACAGGTATTGTATGGTTCGGTCAAGAACTATTTATAGCCCTGCTGAATAATTTTCACAGTAGTACGCCCATAGTGCTTGTTCCATGCCTCTGGCTTCAATCTCCCAAGGAGCGAACCAATAGTCCATATCGCATTCCATAGTGTACTCGTCGCCCTTAAAAGAGCATTTCTCTAGGTCTAACTTGTCATGCACGAACTGTTTGACGTGCGTCATTTCGTGAGCGATAAGCTCTACTGCTTTTCTTTCGCTTTTAACCATAGGATTTACACTTATGTCAAACCAGCCGCCCATGTCAGCAACTTGTGCTAACGTCGCACTGTCTAGCGAAAAATCGTTGCGTATACGAATAGTTACGCCTTGTAGGTTTAGCACTTCTTTGAATAATTTTACTGCTTGCATTCGCATAATTCTTTTCATGTCTTGCTCCATACAATTCATCAATTTATAACTATATATTACACCGCCATTGTCGCAATGTCAATTTCTTTTTGAAGCGATACTTAATAAACTGACGCAAGCTAATTCTCGGGGGCGGGACGCGACCTGCTGCGGGTTTCTCCCGAAATCCTCCCAAAAGTGCGAAAAACCTTGCGCGGGTGCCTATAATTGCCGATAACTTCGCATAACCCCGCGAAAGCTATATATTGACATTCTTCACCCGCTATGGTATAATACCAGGGTGGGGAGGGGTCAACCATCGTTTTCGCACTTGCGCGGGTAATCAAAATAAAGTCGTCGTTATACTACTTTGGCGCGCAAGCGCGCTCTGTCTGCATCGACGGTTTTACGGGGTTTGCAGTAGTTTCAGGGGGCAGACTAATAGGTTTTGAGAAATTTGCATAAATAGCTGAAAATAACTCTTGACATGCGTGAGGTTCTGTGATAAAATCGGCGCGATTTATTTTTGGCACAAAAAAAACCCGAGCAAGCTCGGGTTCTGGTTGACTTTTGTCGGGTTCTATGCTTTAATTAAACTTTTGACCCATACGATTGTCTCGATGTTCGCTCTTCCTAGCGATTGTGTGATTTTTGTGTCAACGCCCATTTTTTCGATTTCAGCGATTAGGACTTTTTTGCTGATTTTTGCTTTCTTTGTTGCTTTTTCCATTTCTATCTCCTCTTGATTATGTATACTATTATACAGCGCTTCTCAGAAATGTCAAGGGATTTCTTGAAATAAAAAAATGTAAAATAGTTCTTGACCCGCGACGGGTTCTGTGGTATACTACCAGGGTGGGGAGGGGTCCGGTCCGGCCGGCGCCGTTGGCTTTTCGCATTTGTAAATTTAAAAATAATCATCATCGTACTACTACTGGCGCAGAAGCGCGCTCGCGCGGCGTATAAAAAAATCATCATCGTACTACTACTTTGGCGCAGCCGCGCTGCGCGGATCGGAATGAGAAGCATTCGCATTTGAGAATGAGAAGCATT